GAACAATTAGATGAAGATAAATTTTTAGTAGAGTATGTAAAAGCTGTAATTAAGGGATGGAAAGGCTTAAAATATTCTTACCTCGAAGAGCTTCTATTGGTGGACATTAGTAGTCTTGATCCCGAAGATGAACTTTTATTTTCTCAAGAAAATGCCGAAACTCTGATGAAGAATGCAGCAGATTTCGACACTTGGGTTACTGAAGTAACAGGTGATCTAGAAAATTTTACCAGAGCCAAGTAAAACAAATACTTGGTCTCTTAGACAAACAATATAAAGACGGACAAATAGAACTTGAAGTTTACTTAGATATATGTGAACAAACAGGTAAAACTCCCGACTTTAACGAAATGCCACCGGTTCTGGAGGACTATCCTCTTGAAGTTCAGGTGGCTTTTTTATTGCACGACCTTTTACCCGATCGTTGGAATGGTATGAGTGGTTCTTATATGGGAAAAGACTTTTCTTCTATAGGAACACTACTTGATATTTGGAAAGTAAAAGATAAAAAAACTTGTCTGTACTTTATAAAACATATAGAAGCAAGAAATACAAATAAAATAAATAAAGCACAAGAAAGAAAAAGAAAAGCTTCAGAAAATAAAGCTAAAGCTGGTGCAAAACCAGGAATCAACGTACAAAGCTAATGGCAAAAAATGATATAAAAATTAAGATTAATGTAGACGGTAAAGACATTGAACTTACAAAAAAGCAGGCAGATAAACTAGGTAAAAGTCTAGATAAAACAGGTACTTCTGCGCATTCTGCAGACAGACGATTAAAAGGTGCTGCTCAGGCATCTTCAAACACAACCAAAAACTTTTCAAAGATGGCTCAGGGCATCACAGGTGGACTTGTGCCCGCATATGCTACCCTTGCCGCTAATATATTTGCTATTGGAGCAGCTTTTAGATTTTTACAAAGTGCTGCAGATTATCGTATACTTATCCAAGGACAACAAGAATATGCAAACTTAACAGGAGAGTCTTTGAAACTCATGACTTCAAGACTTCAAGCAGCAACAGGAGCTCAGTTAGCATTTGCAGAAGCTGCTCAATCAGTTGCTATAGCAAGAGCAGCAGGGTTAAGTAGTGATCAAATTACTCGATTAGGTGTTGTGGCACGAACAGCATCTATTGCATTAGGACGAGATTTAACAGATTCCTTAAATCGTTTAATTCGAGGTACTACAAAAGCAGAACCAGAACTTTTAGATGAATTAGGTATTATACTTCGATTAGAAACTGCGGCGGAAAATTATGGATTAAAAATAGGAAAACTAGGTAAAGACTTAAGTATCTTTGAAAAATCCCAAGCAGTTGTAAATGAAGTTCTTGAACAAGGTGAAACTAAATTTGGAAGTTTTAATACAGAACTAAACGAATTTTCAAAACTTGCAAAATCTTTTGATGATTTACTAAATAAAATAAAAATTAGTTTAACTGGAGTTGCAGAATTTATGGCAAAAGCTTTTACTCAAAATACAGCAGCTTTAGCAGGAGCAGGTGCTTTACTTACTACTGGTATTGTAAGTGCCATAACTCCTCAAGCTCCTCAATTTGATGCAGGTGCAGCTGCAGATTCTGCTCGAGAAAGACTCGGAGGTTTTTATACTGGTAAGCGAGATATAAGTAATTTAGACTCAAAAGGTCTAGACGCAATGACAAGAGATATAAAAAGAGCATATAAAAATAGATCAAGTACAGTTATAAAATTTAATCAATTATCAAGAAATGAGGCATTGCGTACAATTGATATTATTCGTATTAACACTTTAAGAGCAGAAGCGGAAAAAGCAAATATATTTAAAAGAACAATTTTAAATATGAGAGCCGAATACGCAACCTTGAGACAAACTCATGGAAGAACAATGGCATTTATGACTACAACAGCAAGAGCAGCCGGTCGAGCAATGTCAACAGCACTTAGATTTGCAGGATACGTAGGAGTAATACTAAGTTTAGGTGGAGTTTTAAAACAACTATACGATACTTATATAGCAGGAGACGATCCCACAGCAAAGTTTCAAGATCGACAAAAACAAACATTAGAGTTATTAAAAGAGCAGAATATAGAGATTGCACGAATTCAAGGTAATATTGTTGAAACAACTACATTAATGGATCGATTTGCTCAAAAAGCAAAACTATTTGCTAGTTTTAGTTTTATGGGGGTAGGTACTAATTTTGGAGACAGAGAAGATCCCAAAAGTTATGGTAGTTTTCAAAAACTTTCTAGATTAACAGACCCCCAAAAAGAAACCGTAACAGAAACAAAAACTTCTTTAGAAAAAATGCTCGAAGAATTAAATCCAGGGGAGCAATTCGACGAAGTACAGGGAATAATTGATAGCTTAGACAAAGCTTTAGTACAAAGCGGCTCACATGTAGGTATAACTACTGAACAGTTTGCAGCACTTACTAAAACACTAAAAGACCTTGAAAAAAATGGAACAGGTGCTTTAAAATCTATGGAAAAATTCGGTAGCATTGCAAACACCTTAAATAACTCTAGTTTAGAATATAATAAAAGTTTAGCAAGACTCCGACCACAACAGTCTCAAATGACAGTAGGTACAAAAAATATGGGATTATATGGCTCTGCTTTATTTGATTCCGGGGTAAAACTTGCTGAAGGCGATCTAAAAATTGTAAAAGAATTTGAAAAAGGAATCCCAGATACAATTAAAACTCAACTTGTACAGATGATCGGAAAGGCAGCATTTGATACAATAATGAAAAACACAAAAACTGATGGGACAGGTCCTAATGCTTTAGTTATTGCACAAATTAAAGCTTTAGGTACTGCTGCCATTGCAGAAGCCGAAAAACTAGAAAAAGTAGAAATTCGACTTCTTACAGAGAAAGATAGATTACAACAAGAATTTAATAGAAATAATAGTAGAGAAGCAGCAGGGTTAAAAAAACGCCGAGAAACAATGATGAAAATAAAACAGATCGAAGAAGATATTTTCAAAATAGAAGAAGAGAGACGAATGCGTAAACAGTCAGGTGCAGGACCCCTTAAAGGAGTAGATGCAGCTGTAGAACAAAATAACATGAACAAGTTAAAAGACAAATTATTCATAGCAAAAGAAGAAATTAATCTATTAGCACAAGTAGAAAAAACTTTTAGAGATTCATTTGAAACAGGAATGACAACAGCAATTCAGGGATTAATTGAAGGCACAACAAATCTAAAAGATGCTTTCTTAAATATGACAAAATCAATACTATCAGCAATGGCTCAAGTACTTGCTCAACAAGCAGCAATCGCAATCATGGGATCTATTCCTTTCTTTCCAAGTGGAGGGCTTGGAGGTAGAGATGGTGGAATAATGAAAGCCCCCGGCTATCGTTCCTTCGCCACGGGTGGAGTAGCAGATGGACCTAACTCAGGATATACTGCAACTCTTCACGGAACAGAGGCAGTTGTCCCACTTCCAAATGGAAGAAGCATACCAGTAGAAATGTCTGGAGGAACAGGCGTAAACAATATTAGTGTAAATGTAAATATGACAACAGGAGAAACTTCTTCAACAGGCGGAGGAGAAGAAGCGTACGCACTAGGAAGAGCAATTTCAACTGCAGTATCAAATGAAATTGCAAAACAACAACGACCAGGCGGCTCATTGAGCCCTTATTAATAAATCATGGCATTTGGAATATATAGATCAGACAATGGAAATATAGCAGGATTTTCTGCGCCCGTACAACCTGACAAAGGATTTGGAAGAGTAAGCACAGCAAGAGTACTATTAGCAAATTTTGGAGATGGATATGAGCAACGATTAGCGGATGGAATCAACATATTAGACCAAACTATGACTTTGTCTTTTACTACACGACCAAAAGAAGAGATAGATAATCTTGTAGCATTTTTTGAAAGCCTTGGAGGAGTAAGCAGATTTAAATTTAATTTAGAAGATAGTAACGAAAGTTCTGATACAGAAACAATTTTTTGTATTTGTCCAAGCTGGAATCAAACCTGGGCATATGATAATTTCTATACTTTAACAGCAACTTTTAGAAGAGTCTACGAATCATGACACTAGTAAGTGATTTCCAAAAACAATCGCCAGGTTCCGAACTTGTTGAACTTTTTGAAATAGAAAAACCAGATGGAACTTTTGCATATTTTACACGAGGAGAGGACTCTGATGGTTCCTCTTTACAACTATACGACTATAATTCACCTACCACACTAAGAACATATGCTCCTTGTCCTATTACAATGGATGGTTTTGATATTAAAGCTACAGGAGCAATCGCAAGACCTGTTTTCAATGTAGCAATTGTTGACAACACATTTTCTACAGCGATAGGAACAACAAATTATGATGCCTTATTAGGTAAAAAAGTTATAAGAAGATTAACACTAAAAAGGTATTTACAAGGAGAAGCTTCTGACCCAGGTTCAGGAAATACTCCAGTTGAATTTACACGACAAGTTTGGACAATATCAAAAATAAATGCAAGAGATGCAGTAACACTTTCATACGAATTAACTGCCCCTTTTGATTTACAAGGTGTAAAGATTCCAGCAAGAGAAATTATATCTAATGCATGTCCTTGGGAGTACACTGGAGCAAGTCCAGACTTAGCCGAATATGAAAAATGCGGTGGATGTAGTTGGCATAGAGAAAGTAAGTTTACACGTCAGAACTACTCCACCTCTGGAGCAGCAGTAAATGGTGTACAACATACAGTATACGTTACATTAGATGACGAGTATATAGTTCCTGCAAGTGGAAGTTTTACAAACTATACAGCAGCTGGAGGAAGTACAAGTTTTGCAGTAAGTGATTATATAAGCACATCAGGAACAGCAGTCAAAGTAAATACTGATGGCTCTTTTACAAGTGCAAGTATAACAGAATATTGGATAGTAAATGTAGCAGGAACAAAAACATCACTTGGTACTCCTTCTGATTCAAATGCAAAATTTGATAGAGTGAGAGTGCATCAAGGAGCATACTCAAATAGTACAACTTATAATGCTTACACAGACGATAAATTAAATGATATTGTTACTTATACAAGTGGTGGAAAAACTTATGCTTGGAAAACAAAAGTTACTCATTCGGGAAATACACCAGGATTTAATAATTTTTGGAGAAGAGCAGATGAGTGTGGAAAATCATTAACTTCTTGTGGAAAACGCTTTGGTTTTTCACCTGTAGATATTACTTCAACAACTTCAAGAGCAAAAGCAGAAATAAATACTACAGTAACATTACCATTTGGAGCTTTTCCAGGCTCAAAGAACTTTAAGTGAAATTTCTCGATGAAATATTTGCTCAGGCAGCTGCCGAGGCACCTCGTGAAATGTGTGGACTTATTGTTGAGCAAAATAACGAAGAAAAATATATTCCTTGTGAGAATATATCCACAGAAGAAAATCAATTTGAAATTGACGCAAAAGTTTTAGGCAAGTATCAGTTAATTTCTAAAATAAAATATATAGTCCATAGTCACTATATGCAAGATTGTCATCCAAGCAAGCTTGATAAAGACTCGGCAAAAGCATTACAGATACCATATTTAATTGTATCATACCCAGATAAAGGAGTAGAAATATATGACCCACGTTAAGTTAATGGGAGAACTCGGAGAAAAGTTTGGAACGGACTGGCATATGGCTACGTCTAGCTTTCGTGATATATTTAAACTTATTGATTGTCAAACAGAAGGATTCAAACAATATATAGTAGAGAGCGCAGAAAAAGGGATTGATTTTGATATACTAAATGGAGATGATTTCTTAGAAGATGGCTATTCATTTTTATTAGAAAGTCCAAAAGACTTAGTAATTATAACTCCAAAAGCTGCAGGAGCTGGAAGCTTTAGCGATGCACTAAAAATAATTGTAGGAGCAGTATTAATATGGTACGGAGCGGGATGGATAGCAAACCAACCCTGGGCTCAGGCAACAGTCGAAGTTTTAATGCCACAAGGTGGCTATATAACATTACCGACAGGTGAATTAACAACAGCAGCGACAGTAGCGCAGTGGGGAATATCAACACTTGGTGTGGGGCTTGCAATGTCAGGTGTTGTCGGATATATGACACCCGAAAGTCCTTCAGAAGCAGGAGATAGTTATCTCTTTGACGGACCTCAAAACAATACAAAACAAGGAATACCAGTGCCTTTACTCTATGGAGAACTCATAGTAGGCGGAGCACTTACAAATATCGGCTTTATAGACTATAAAATAAGTTATCAACAAACAGGGTATACAATTATTTCTCCAGATTCAAGTTCACCTAATGGTTCATATGGGGATTCAGGACAGAGTGCAGGTGGACACAATAGAGCAGGTGGGGGCGGAAATGGAGCGTCAGTACAAAAGAAATGAAAAATATAGGTAGATTTTATAATTTAACAAATGGTGGACAAGCTCAGGGAGCTGGATCAAGTTCATCTATAGTAAATAATCCAAACGAGTATCAAACAGCAGTTGTTTATGATCTTATATCAGAGGGTCCAATTCAAGGACTTGTAAATGGCACTGACTCTATTTATCTCGACCAAACTGCAGCAACCATTGGATCTACAGGGGTTAAACATAATATTGCAGAAAGTTTAAATGCTTCTTTTACAGCTAGCACACTAACTATTGTAGATAATGTAGGAACTATGTTTAGTGGATTATCAGTAAATGATGGAGACAGATATATAAATATAGCGGGAGCAAAGAAAGCTATTTCAAGTGGACTAAGTATGACTGCAGGAAGTAATATTGTAACTGCAAGTTCAAGTTTCTTTAACTCGAATGATGTTTACATACCGGGAACTGTTGATGGAATGAAACAATTCGTAACAGTAAGCGGAGCAGGAGTAAATGGCGGAGTTCTTCGATCAGAAATAATTGCTTTTACTTCAGCAACTTCTGTGCAACTAGCTTTACCTGCTTCAACCACAGTATCAAATGTAGACGGAACAGTCGATAAAGTAGGAAAAATAGATTCAATTACAAATTCAACAACAGCAGTCATATCAAATATATCAGCACAAGGAACAGATGTAAGGGATGTTTCAAATGTTACTGCGTTTACAACTACTCCAAAAAGAAATATTTCAGATACTCCTATTTATAATCATGGAGCATTTCAATATGCTTTTATGAATGGATATAGAGATCAACCCCTTCTTCAAAATTTTCCAGGAGTCGGTAGTGCTTCAATAGTTCACTCTGCAAATACAGAAATTCAGCAAACAGATTTATCATCCATAACAGGAAGTCAAAGTAATGTAACAAGTGGTGGATATACAACAGCTTCTGGTAATGCAACTGCATCTCCTATTACAATTTCTGCTAGTACAATGGGTATTAATAATCAGCCCGAAATAGACAAACTTAAATTAACTTTTAAATTTCCCACGATGCTTGCAAGTAAAAAAAGCTCTGGAGATGAAGCTCCTGCACATGTTGAGTTACGAATATTTTTAGGATTTAAACGAGCAGGAGATTCTTCGTTTACGGAAGTACAGATATTTGGTCCAACAGATGCACAAATTAGTGCAAGACCTACAGGCAGAAGAACTTCAAATTTTAGAGGTCGTTTAGGAATGAATACTGGATTTGTTGAAGCAGAAACAAAAGCACCTTTCATTGAAACTTTTACAATTAACATGGAAGAATTTCAACCTTTCTCTGACTTTCAAGTAAAAATAGAAAGAGTAAATCCTACAAATGCACGACATGGAGATTACGATCATACAAATCCTTGTACTTTACAAACAATTGAAGCAATAATAGATGATAAACTTTCATATCCATTATCTGCTTATGGTGCTCTCATTTTTGATGCACAGTCTTTTGGAAAATTGCCTGTTCGTGGTTATCATGTACGAGGACGCTTAATACAAGTTCCTACAAATTATTTTCCTCGAACAGAAGGAAATAGAAGTGTTGCAGGGTATGACAGAAACGTAACTACTGGTGCAGATGAAAATTCATACCAACAATGGGATGGAAATTTTCGTGGAGATAAAGCAACATTTAATGCGGCACACGTAAATCATCAACCTGTTTATACAGATAATCCAGCATGGGTATTTTATGACTTAGTAACAAATGATAGATATGGAGTTGGAAAATATTTTGACGCTTCACAGATTGATAAATACGAATTATATAGAATTGCAAGATATTGTGACGAGCTTGTAAGTGATGGACAGGGAGGAACAGAACCTCGTTTTACTTGCAATTTATATTTAGCACAAGCAGCAGAAGCCTTAAAAGTACTAAAAGATGTCACAAGCATATTCCGAGGAATGATGTTTTGGTTAAATGGTGAAATACAATTTTCTCAAAATAGATTTCAAAGTCCTGTTTATACTTTTTCAAAAGCAAATGTAATTGCAGGAAAATTTGCATATACATCTACAAAATCTCAATATAGAAGTAATCAAGTACGAGTAACTTGGAATGACCCAGACTCTATGTATAAAAAAGCAGTAGAGATTGTAGAAGATACAAATAATATACTTGAAACTGGAAAAATAGTTTCTAAAGATGTTGTGGCTTTTGGTTGTACTTCTAGAGGTCAAGCTCATAGATTTGGTAAGTGGACTTTACTTACAGAAATTATGGAAACTGAAGGAATTAGTTTCGAAACTAGTTTTAATGGTGGATTTTTAAAACCTGGAGATGTAGTAAATGTACAAGATGCAGATAGAGATCATATACGATTCAGTGGAAGAACTTCTTCTAGTAATACTACTACTACAATTAATGTAGATAGTGCTATAAATCTATCAAGCGGTAATACTTTTGAACTTTCAATTGTATATCCAAGTGGTGGTGCTTTTCTTGGACAAGAAAGCGCAACAATTAATAGTATTTCATATATAAGAGGAGATTACATCCCACAAGCAACAGTTGGGGGCACTCTAGTAACTATTGATACAAGTGCAGAAGCTTCAAATGCAGTAGACGATAGCGGAAATGTTTTAGTATTAAATTGGAATCCAAATAGTAGAGTTGAAACAAAAACAATTTCAAGTACAGGAAGTTCTGTAACTGCAATACAAGTATCAAGCCCTTTTAGTAGTGCGCCTGCACAAGACATGCCTTGGGCAATTAAAGAAATAAAGTCAGATGGTTCTCTTGATGATGGTTCTGCAAAACAATATGTAATTACTGGAATTAATGAGTCTTCAAAAGGAAGATATGAAATAACAGGAATAAAATATGAAGCAAGTAAATTTGATTTAGTTGATAGAGGCTATAAATTACAACAAGAACAACCAATTAGAAAACTTCCTTCTTATACAGATGAAGTACCCGTTCCAAAATCCGTAACTTTATCACTAAAACAAGACTTAAATCCAAGTGTAGAAGATGATACCTCTGTAACAGGAGTTGCAAAAATTATAAGACTGCAATGGCAGCACCCTACAAGCATAAGAACAGATTCATCAGGAAATGCTGTAAATTCTATTTATGAACATTTAAACTATTATGAAATAGAACATAATGCAAATGGCAGACCTGTCTATGAAAAAATATTTGCAACAAAAGATACAAGTTTTATAGATGTTCCTATTTCTTCTTATGGAGTTTTTACTTTTAGAATTAGAACAATAAATACAGAGCAAATGAAGTCAGCAACTGTTCAAAAATCTATTGAAGTAGGTAATCAACAAGGATTACCAAGTCCAACACAAATTGGAAGATTATTTCCAGGCGGTTCACTTAATACAGCATTAACAATAGATTCAAGCACTGGAGTTGTTTCAACAAGTTCTTCTAGTTATACATTTTTATCACGAAATGAGGAAGAATTTATATTTTCTTCTACAGGATCAGGAAACACTGAACAAACTTTTGCAGGAATGGGAGCAAGTGCAGAAGCATACTTATTGTTTGATGCAGATGCAACTTCAGATCATTTAAAAGCAGTAGAGTTAAAAATTGATACAACAGCACAAGATGCAGATGGAAATCCTTTTAATTTTGAATATTTTGCAGAAGTTGGAGCAGCAAATGCAGGAATATCAAGTGCTACAGGAACCGTTACTATAAATAACGAAGAAGGAACTGTAACAGGCTCAAGCACTACATTTTTAACAGATTATAATATAGGAGATTTATTTATTATTGATAGCGCAGGATCTACTCGCTTTATGGCAAGAATCAATAGAATAACATCTGATACTTCACTAGAGTTAGATACAGTTGTGCCAAGAGCATACTCTGGAACTTCTATATTTAAACAAAGTTTTAAACCAGATGTTGTGCGTGACACTATTCTTGCAAAAGTAGTAACAAGTTCAGGAACTGTGTACTCTTTCCAAATAATTTATGCACTTACAGCAGGAGTAGTAGGAGCAGACGGAGCAAACGGTCCAAAAACATTAACACATTTTGTATATTTTCAAACAAGTTCAGCAAGTGCACCTGCAACACCTTCTGCAACAAGCTATACATTTAGTACGAATAGTTTTTC